TGAGCGTTGCAGCGATATACGGAGAAATCGTTGCAAAGTTCGCACCGGGAAGCACCACCGGATCGCCGGTAAAGATGCTGTTGGAGGGCGATTGGGCCTGACCCGTTGAGGTCAGAGTAATCATGTCGGTCACGGCTTCATTGTTGTAGCCGCCACCCTTCTTACGAGCAGGAATGAAACCACGAAATGCTTTAGTAGTAGACATGTTTCATCTCCTTAGTTGGGGAAGTTAGTCCTGAAAGGACGGTTGTCTTCCCTTGGTTGTGACAGAACGACTCGTATTAGAAATAGGAAAGCGTGAATCAGAGTTCTTCATCAACTGAGAGTTGACTGCATCCATCTGATCATTTGCTTTACCTTCGTAAAATTTCCTACGAGCATTCACTTTTCCGGCTGGCATTTTAACCAAGGCTACATCACCTCGACACACAGAGCCTTGATACCTGCCTTCATCCCTCACGAAGGATGTTAGAGACATTTCGGGAACTTCATCTGGAGTTACGAACACCCATCCTGCTTGCATTTTCTTGCCAACATTCGTGATGTCATCTTTGCCTTGAAGGGAGACTCGTATCCAACGTAATGCCATACCCTCATTATCAAAACGTGCTTTTACGTTTTCAGGGATATCAAGGGCATTTGGCTCTTCAAAGGTCCAGCCTTCTTCTCTAGTATTCTGTTCTCTCATACTCTCAGTACGTGATTCATTTCGTGTCATATTCTTTCCTCCACGCTTACATGTTTACGTTAGTATATTCGCCATCAGCGGAAGATGCTTTCATCTTCTCAACGGCATACTTTTCAAGTGGGATACCCCATTTATTAGCCAACCTCACATCTTCTTTCGAGAGCTTGACTTTTTTTCCTGCGGACGGAGACGAGCGTGAAGCCCCCGAAACCACTTGAGCAGGTTGCGTCGTGCCTGAGTTACTTTGTCCCTCAGTTTCCTGCACACGGTTTGAAGCTTGACCAAAGGCCGTTTCAAGGCGGCGGTCAATTTCTTCGTAAAATTCTTCATCATTTGGATCATATCCTTGTTCTTTTAATTCTGCATCTAGCGCAAGAGCGGCTGCTGTTTTAACTGTGTCTTGTCCAAACCACTGATTTCTTTCGGCCCACTCATTTGCTTTAGGATCATAGCTAGGTTGCTGTGATTGTACAGGCTGTGGAGTAGCTGCTACTTGTTCTTCTTTTTGTTTTAATTTAGTGGCAAGGTTATTCTTATAGTTTTGAACCGTTTTTAAATCTGCTTGAGCATTGTTTAAAATCTCTTGAGCTTTAAGAACTTTTTCTTTATCTCCATCTTCAAAGGCTTCCATATAAGCTTGTCGGGCAAGGTCGATATTCTGAGTTAACTGCTTTTCATTTGCATCAAGACTTCTGGTTGCAATACTGTCAACTTCATTATCTTTAACTTTTAAATTATTTTGAAGCTCTTCGTTCTGTTTTATAAGTTCTTGTATTTGTTCTTCACGTTCTTTGCGCTGACGAATTAATTGTCTAATTCTTTTCTCAGCACCCTTAGTTTCTATACCTTCAAGTTCTTTAGGCTGTTCTTCCTGAACAGGTTCTTCTTGAACTTCTTCTTGTACAGCTTCAACAGGCGGTTGTTCCTGTTCTTCTTCTGCTTTTATTTCTTCTTGTTCTTCTTCTTCTTCAAATTCAAAAGCAACCTGTGTGCTTTCATCATTACCTTCGGAAACTTCAACAGTTCCCCATCCATCATTTTCATTACTCATTTTACTCTCCGTTGTTTACGAAACAAACGATTTACGTTTATTCTATTATATCACAAAAACCTAGATTTCCCAAATCATGTAGATCCTTTTCCTAAATTAAAGGTTGGATCAAGGTCTTTAGCATCTTCTACTTTCATAATAATCTGATCATCAAAGAGAAGAATTAGTCGAATACCTTTATAGAAAAGCTTGGTTCCTGCATGTTTACCATAACAAACATAGTCACCTACATTACACCATGCTCCTGTTGGAAACTTTTCTTTATCCATATATGCCAAGTCTCCTAACGCTAGAACCTGTGCGACAGTGGTGAGATAAGACATATCATCTTTGGTTGAATCCGGTATAAGAATACCGCCTTTGGTTACACTCTTTACTGAAACGGGGCGCACTAAAACGTGAAATCCCGGTAGAGTGGGTAGTGGGCTAGGATCGGGGGCGTCATCCTCAGTTATCCACATATCATTTTTTAGTGCGCCTCCTAAACTTACTTGTTGCATTGCTAGTCTTCGTCCTCCATATACATTCGTTTTTTAATAATATCAGTTAAATTATCTCTGGCCCATTCCAGACTAGAGATGGAACCAACAAGCTGCCTGTAGTGTGAGTAATCTTCAGCAGAGCCGTTACTCAGTGCTAGTCGCAAGTTGTTAATTTCTTTATTATACTCAATTACTACTTCATCCCAAATATCTGGCACTATTTCTTTTCACCTTTCTCATCGGCTTTCCAAGAATAGTCATCCCATTCATTCAGAACAGAGCGAACATTGCGACCACCTGTAATATCCTGTGCATAGGCATCGCCAAAACTTTTTCCGGTATCCTTTACATGTTCAGGATAACCCTTACCTTTCTTCATCATTGATCATCTCCTGTTGTTGTTGAACAGCCATCTGCACAAGAGCATTCAAAGCCTGTGTATCCATGTCTGCTTTTGTTTGCATTTCTTTATCAAGCATTTCTTTTACAGTTTGTATAGCTTGTCGTTCATCGTCTTTATTTAATTTAAACTCTTCAATCATTGCTTTTGTCATCAGTTCCATTTGTTTTAGTTTTTCCTTACTGGAACGATTAGCTTCTGCATTATCACGTTTTAGATTATCAGTTGCAGTTGCTTTCATCATACCAATGATCTGTTCATTTTCCTCAAGCTCTAGCTTTTTGTTCTTTAGTTCAAGTTCTGCTGCATTGGTTGCTGTATCTGCCTGAAGTTTTTGTTTCTCCAATTCAACCTTGGCCTGTTCCAGAGATACCAGTTGCTGTTCAGGAGACTGAGCCATACCCATTGCCTGATTAGCATTAAGAATTTGTTGTGCTGCCTGTGCCATAGCCATCTCAGCGGCTGCTGGATTATTCATTTGTTCAGGAGCCTGTTGCATCATCTGTTCGGCAATACCACTCATCTGTTCCTGATACTTCATCACAGAATGTTCTTGAATATTTGCCTGAATAATTGGAGCCACACGTTCCATGATTGGATTAGCACCGTTCATTGGGTCTTGCAGGTATGCCATCTTTACCTGTATATGTGCATCATGGTTCTGACCGGGGAAGGCTGCAATTGGCACACCCTTGGTAGCAGCCATGATATCCGATACAGGGTCCATTGGTTTAGGTTCAATCTTAGGTGGAAGTATCTCATCTGCATTAGGCATGTTGGCTGCATTGAGAATAGTTCTGTTCAGGGCTTCCAGATTAAACATACCGGGAGGTGATTGCTGCGCCATTTGCAGCGCCATATTCGCCATCATCATACGATGTGCGTTGCTAGGAATGTTAGGATCACTGACTGGAATAATATCTACACGACCGTCAAAGTCTTTCTTGAATATGCTACGATCTTCATATGGAACATCATATGGATATTCATCAGGAAGATAATCATAGTCAATACGAGCAAGAATACGGAACTCATCCTTCTGTGACTTATGTACTCGTTTGTGAATTGCGGTGAAGAACTTGCTGCTTGCTTCCAGCAAAGCCATAGTGGTTCCAACGGGTCCATAGGAGGCAGCATCAGAGATAACTTGCTCTGTGCTGTCCGCAAACTTCTGACCAGCAGTAGCTACGAAGTTCAGCATTTGGAATAGAGTAGAGGAAGGCTCTTTATA